CTTCCATCGACTTGCGCGAAACCGCCTCTTGTTCTGCCGACTTGGCAGAACGGGTCGCCTTTAGATCGGCAACGTGTTCAGCAAACGTCTTCATGACGTCTCCTTTCAGAAATAATGAAAAAGCCGCCTCTAGGGCGGTTCAGATGTCAGGTAGCCGCCTCGCGCGCGGCTCGTTAAGGCTGATCACTGCGGCCTGCGTGCAACGGCAGGCGGCCGATCAAAAGTCAGGCGCGGACCAGTCGGACGGCGCCGTTAAGATTCTTTTGCTGCTCGATACTCTTGATTAGCGGTACCGATTGAAGTTGGGCGGCCCTAGCGTCCAGCGACCGAATCTGTTGAAGGACTTCGCCGGGCAGCATGCCGCCTTCTGGCAGCGACTTGTACGCGTGCACCAAGGCATCCGGATTGGCGGGCACTCCTACGAGAGATAGTTCCAGCATCTCCCACTTGAGATAGCGCAGGCCGCCAGTCTGAAGCATCTCCACAGCGTCATCCAGAGGGTTGAAACCGATGCTGACCGCTTGCAGCAGGCGGTACTTCACGGAATGCCATGCTTCATTCACTCGGTCGCGCACCGTGCCCTCTTCCTTCACGTCGGGAATCGAAGCCTCGAACGGCACGCCCGTTTTGGTGGGGCGGCCAAATTCGACATGCCCCACCGGCTTGTCGTGCTTGTGGTACAGGAAGAGATTTACGGGGCCGCGTTGCGTCATCCCCATCGGCTCGACTACATCACGCACGCGGTCGGGCGTCGGAGTCGTTGCAGTTCCAGTCAGGATGCGTCGCTCATCGTTGACCGCCTTGACCTCGAAAAAGCTGTATGCCCTCATTTCTGCCTCGCTTCCATCTTGGCGAGCATGGCTTGAGCCTTCTCGCACATTTTTGTCATGCCGCGCCGACATAGCCACGCGACCAGCTTCCGTTGACGGTTGATGCAGCCTTGGCACATGTCAGCCTGCCGTTGCCAGAATGAGTTTGCGCGTCGGCGCCTGCTCTTGAGGCATCGCCGCCACCGCCATTGCCAGCGAAACCATGCCGTCAATCCGGCCTGACGATTTCGCCTTCGTAAACTTTCGGTTTCCGGCCGGATCCTGGACGACTGCAGCGTTCATCGCGCACATCGTCAGCACCGGGTGTTCGCCGTGCTTCAGCTTGGCTCCGAGCAATCGCGCTTCCAGTTCGCGCAGCGCCGGGCTCATCGACATAAAGCCCTGGCCAAACTCAACGAACTTCTTCAGTTCATCTTCGGTAAATCCGACACGAACTAGCCAGGGCGTGAGAAAGCGCATCATGGCGCGGTCAAAGGCCAGCGCCACCACGTTGCAGGTGTCGAACACCTTGCGCAACTCATGTGCAATGAATTCGTACTCGATCGCTCGACCCGGCGTGGTCAGGAGCAACCCTTGATCCGCCCACACGTCATACGGAACCCGATCATTCCGAGATTTCTCGGCTAGCCCTTCCTCGGGCAGCCAGAAGCTCGGGTGAACGTCACCTTCGTCCGACACTAGCACCAGCGCCGTCAAGTCGGACACACTGGACAAGTCGAGACCGCCGTAAACCGTCTTGCCGGCCAGGTTCCCTGGCTGCGCGCCGTTCTCTTCCCAGATCGCCCGAGAGACAAACGGGTTGTGCGCCTCCACACGCTGATTCAGGATCAGGTTTCGGTACGAGTTCTCCCGGCTAGGCATGCGCTTGGCGTCTGCTGCTTGGCGGCGCACCTCGTCCTTGTTCATGAAGTCATCAAAGTGCGGGTTAGCCGCCCTAATTGCTTCATCCGAGAACGCTTCCAACTCCATCGGCGCCGTATGCAGCACCACCTTCTGCCGCCTGTCAGCCCCTGTCAGCGCGTCATCTATCAGCAGACTAAGCAAGTCTGCATCCGTCGGCGCCTGGGTACTGATCACTATCGACAGCGGCGAATCCTGCGCAGCACTGGCCGTCTCCAGGGCCTCGTAAAGCTCGAACCGAGGCCCGCGCACCTGGCCCAGCTCGTCATGAATGGTGAAGGCAGGGCTCAGACCGTAAGCGGTGCTGGCCTCTGCCGACAGCGCGCGGTAAAGCGTCCCCATCTCCGTGCAAAACAACTGCTTGGCCGTATCTCGAATCAACACGTATTCGGACAGGTCCGGCGACATCCGCACCACCTTGGCCGCCAGGGCGAACAAGATTGCCGCCTGCTCCCGGGACTGCGCTGCGCTGTACAACTGGCTGTTCGGCTTCGCCTCTGGACCGCACAGGTGCAGGAGCAGCAAGAATGCAGACAGCGCCGTCTTGGCGTTCTTCCGAGCCATGCTCAGGATGAACAGGCGCGTCGGACTGTCGTAAATCTGCTTGATCCAGCCGCGCTGGTGCTTCGTCAGCTTTAC